ACGTAAAGCTAAAACACTAATCGATTCACCTGAATACCAACAAGTTTTCAAAACAAGATTACGAGAGGACAGTCAAGCGGCTGGTAAATGGGAAACTGAACAAGGCGGTGAATATTATGCAGCCGGTGTTGGATCAGCCATAACGGGCCGTGGAGCGGATTTACTTATTATCGACGATCCGCATTCAGAGCAAGACGCTTTAAATCAACAGGCACTGGAGCGTGCTTATGAATGGTATACATCAGGACCAAGACAAAGACTTCAACCTGGTGGATCAATCGTAGTTGTCATGACAAGATGGAATACAAAAGATCTAACCGGTATGCTTTTAAAAAATCAAAAAGAATTAAAATCAGATCAATGGGAGATCGTAGAGTTTCCAGCTATCTTACCTAGTGGTAAATCATTATGGCCAGAGTTTTGGAAACTAGATGAATTGGAAGGTGTTAAAGCATCGTTGAGCGTTGGTAAATGGAACGCACAATGGATGCAAGATCCAACATCGGAAGAAGGATCGTTGATCAAACGTGAATGGTGGAAGGTTTGGGAGAAAGGTTATGTGCCTAAACTTGAACATATTATACAATCTTACGATACAGCATTTATGAAAAAAGAAACCGCTGACTTTTCTGCAATTACAACGTGGGGCGTTTTTTATCCAAACGAGGACAGCGGACCGAATCTTATTCTATTAGATGCGTTGAAAGAAAGATTAGAGTTTCCTGAATTACGTCGAGTGGCATTAGATCAATATAAATATTGGAATCCTGATACGGTTATTATAGAGTCAAAAGCTTCTGGTTTACCTTTGACTTATGAGTTGCGAAAACTTGGTATTCCTGTTATAAATTTCACTCCTAGCAAAGGTAATGATAAACATGCTAGAGTAAACGCCGTATCTCCATTATTTGAGTCTGGTCAGATATGGGCGCCTGACGATAAATTTGCAGAAGAAGTGATCGAAGAGTGTGCAGCGTTTCCATATGGAGACAATGACGATTTAGTTGATAGTATGACTCAAGCCGTGATGCGATTTAGACAGGGAGGTTTCATAGGGCATCCAGAAGACGAAAAAGACGAGGTAGAACGTAAACCTCAAATAGAATATTACTGATGAGCAAAATTAAATTTGGCCTAGGCGCACTACAAGCAGCACAAGAAAATTATCAAATCATATTAGATAGATTAATTAGAGGTTATCAAAAGATGATGAAGAAAGATCCTGAAGGTTTGGATCTTATCAAAATCAAACAAGAAGCAAGACAACGTGCTGATGAGTCTGCAAAAGTTGTAGACATGGAAGGTAAAACTTTAAACCCTGATAAACCTATTATGGGTGGCACTCAACAAATAGATGAAGCTCCAAAAAGTAAAGTGATGGAAGCTGCTGAATCTTTCTTTGGACCTATTGGTAAAAAAGATGATTTTGGTGAAGGTATTAAAAAAATTTACGATGAAGCAAAAGGTCCAGGTAAAGGTGATGAAATGGTAGAGGCTCTTAAATCTCCTGGCGCAATTAAAAGTTCAGAGATTATAGAGGCACAACTTAAAGAAACTTTTCCAGATATAAAACTTTTTGGTGATGAGACCTTTGAAGAAATTTTAGAAATACAACGAACAGGTAAACACCCACGAATGAAAGCGGACGGTGGTATTATTGGTTCACTTCAAAATATAATTGGTGCGGGATTAGAAAAAGGATCTGATTTAGCTTCTGGTGCTGGTAAATTTATTTTAGGTGCTGCATCTAATATACCTGGTTTAGGTTTTGGACTTGGAGCTTTACAAGCTTTAACTGAAGATAGATTTTCTAATTTACCAATTGGTGATCAGTTATTTATAACTGAACAAGGAGATTTAACTGATGGTAATAAAGATAGATATGGTTACAACATTAGATCCGCGTTTGGTAATTATGGTGAGCTTGTAAGACAAAGAGCTGCCCTTGCTGCAAAAAGAGGTGCAGACAGACAAAGAGATATTGATAGATATTATACACAGCTAGCTGCAGAGCAAGCTGCTGCAGAAGCAGAAGCACAAAGACGTGCCGCGATTGCTACATCACAAATGGCTACAGCGAATAGACAATCTGGTTCAGGTGGTTATCAATCTTCTTTTGGTGGTGACTCTGATTTTATGGGTGGTAGTGGTACAGCTGCAGAGATGGGTTCTTTTGCAAGAGGTGGTCTTGCTACAATGTTTATAAGGAAAAGATAATGGCAATCGTTAAAAATCAATACGGAACTTTTCAAACAGAAAAACAAACAGGAACTCCAAGATTACCAGTAACAGAAAAACAAGAAGCTATTGCTCAAAAAGCATATGGAAAAAGTTTTAGTGAATTAACAAATGATCAAAGAGTTAAAATTAGAGCTGGAAAATTAATAGAAGATAAAATTACTTTTGAACAATATTTTGAAGATTATAAAGGTATGGCTAATGATTCAACTTACCAACCTAAATATATAAAATCAGGAGTTGGTGTAGGAATATCTCCTCAACAAAAAAGAGCGTTAGCGGAGGCTAGAAAAACTATTGAAGGTTTTGATTCTAAATATCAAAGAAATATAAATAAAAGAAAAAAATTAAAAAGATCTGCAGACCCAGAAAAAAGAGAAAGCGATATTATTAAAAAAGCAGAAAGAAAACAAACAAGAAGAACTAAAGAAAAAGACATACAACCTTCAGCAAGAGAAAAAAAAATTAATTTTGAACAAAGAAAAATTGCAAGAGCTTTTAATAAACCAATTAAAGAAAATCCTAATATTGTTTTAAAAGATACAAAACTAATGGATCAGTTATCTACTACTGTCTCAAAAGATGGGGATATTATAAAAATAAAACCTGACTTATCTCAATTAAAAGAAAGAGGTCTTTATGAAATAGATCATCAAAGAGATATTTTTAAAGAAGGTAAAATGAAAAATTTACCTTACAATAGAAATTTAATTTTAGGTCCACACAATCGTTCAGGTGGCTTTAAGGCAATGGCTGAAAAGTTTATTGAAAAAAATCCTGATAGTCCAAAAGTTAAAACTATTCTTGAAAAAGCTGATGAGTTAAAAGTTACACTTCAACCAAATGTCCCTAAAGGAACTTTTTCAACAAAAAGTTTAGGCTATAAACAAATGGCAGATCCATTAACTAAATTTACAGAGGTTGTGAAAGAAACTATTCCTAAATTACCAAAAAAAGTTGCAGTCCCTGCAATTGCTGCAGCTTCGTTAATAGGAGTAGCAAAAGCAGATGAAACACCAATTAAATACAGCGATGAAGCAGGAGCTTTTATAGATCCTAAAAATGATGAAAAAGTTTCAAACAGAACGATGCTTGAATGGGCAGCGGACAATCCAATGCCAACAGCGGCCATCGCTTCAGCACCCTTATTAAGTAAAACAGTAAGACAAGGTACAGGTAAATTATTAAAAGGTTTGTTAAGTACCCTTGCATCTCCATTGGCAGCGACAGGATTCGCTGGCGCCACAATAAAGGAGAATTTAGACGAAGGAAAAAATATAGTTGATGCAACTGTAGATCCTATGGTAGGCGTAGAACTATTATATCCAGAAGCAGCAAAAAGAATTGGTGCCAAAGGTATTACAGGAGCTTTAGGTAAAGCGTTAAGTTTAGGTAGAGTGGGCGCGATGTTAACTCCAATTGGAGCAGGAATTACTGCTTTAGGTTTAGGAAAAATGGGTTACAATGCTTTACAAGCAGAAAAAGAAAAATTAGCGGGTATGTCAGATGAAGAAAGAGAAGCTTATCTGGCACAAGCACAAGAACAAATGGATTTATCAGCATAATGGACAGACGAGATTTTTTAAAAGCACTTGGAGTTTTGGCATCAATGCCAATGATGAGTAAACTAAAATTTTTACAGAAAGAACCTGTAAGAGAAGGTATTGCTTCTGTAGCTGATAAAGGTATTGAGTTTTATGAAGCGGTAATTGGAAAAGTTATGCGTGAAGGTAAAAAGATAGCTGAAGGAAATAGAATAGAAACTTATGTTCACCCAGATAGACCAGATATTAAAGTTGAGTTTGATAGAGGTACAGGTAGTTCAAATGTAGAGTTTATGACCGATCAAGAAACAAGAGGTATAGCAGAAATTAGAGTTACTGCGGATGAGACAACAAAAGGAGTGCCTGTAAAAGAATTAGAAGAACTTGAAGAAGTTTTTACTGAAGCAGGAAAAGACGCTGACGAATTACGTAGTCCTGTTTCTAATCTAGATGAGTTTTTAGGACGTAATAAGAAAAAAGACGGAGGCATTATGGAATTGACTGTAATGCAAATTCCTGATATTAAAGTATCAGGTGTTGAATCATTATTTAAATCAAGGTAGAATAACCAATGGCTACAATAGATAAATCTTTGCCCAATCAAAAAACGACTGTAGAGCTTCCAGGAGAAGCGGAGATTGAAGAGGCAGTAAAAGAAAAAGTTGAAGAAGTACAAACCGAAGGCGGACCTGTTGAAATAGAAATGACAGAAGAAGGTGGAGCAGAAGTTTCTTTTGATCCATCAGTTGCATCACCAGAAGGTGGTCAAGATCATTTTGAAAATTTAGCAGAATTTTTAGGAGAGGGTACTTTAGATGAATTAGGTTCAAAACTTTCTGATCAATACACAGAATACAAAGAATCAAGAGGAGATTGGGAACAATCTTACAGAGAAGGTTTAGAATTATTAGGTTTTAAATATGAGAGAAGAACAGAACCTTTTAGAGGAGCTAGTGGTGTAAATCATCCTGTTCTTGCTGAAGCGGTCACACAATTTCAAGCACAAGCTTACAAAGAATTATTACCAAGTGATGGTCCTGTTCGAACACAGATTTTAGGAAATATTTCTGTTGAAAAAGAAGAACAATCAAAACGTGTAAAAGATTTTATGAATTATCAAATTATGGATCAGATGAAAGAGTATGAACCAGAGTTTGATCAAATGCTTTTCTATTTACCCCTGTCCGGTTCTACTTTCAAGAAAGTTTATTATGATGATCTTTTAGGTAGAGCCGTATCTAAATTTATACCTGCGGATGATTTAATTGTTCCTTATTCTGCAAATAGTTTAGAAGATGCAGAAGCAATAATTCACGTTGTAAAAATTTCTGAAAACGATTTAAGAAAACAACAGGTTGCAGGATTTTATAAAGATATAGATTTAGGAAAACCACCTGTTACAGAAAATCAATTAGAAGATAAAAAATTAGAATTAGAAGGTATTTCAAAAGACGGTCAAGAAGATCAATATACACTTTTAGAAATTCATACAGATTTAGATTTAGATGGCTATGAAGATAAAGGTGAAGATGGTGAACCTACTGGAATTAAATTACCTTACATTGTAACCGTTGCACAATCTAATAATAAAATTTTATCTATTAGAAGAAATTATCAACCTACAGATCCATTAAAGAAAAAAATAAATTACTTTGTACAATTCAAATTTTTACCTGGCACAGGTTTTTATGGCTTTGGTTTAATTCATATGATCGGTGGTTTAACTAGAACAGCAACAGCAGCATTAAGACAATTATTAGATGCAGGAACTTTAGCAAACTTACCAGCTGGATTTAAATCTAGAGGTATAAGAGTTAGAGATGATGCACAACCATTACAACCTGGTGAGTTTAGAGATGTTGATGCACCTGGTGGAAATATTAGAGATCAGTTTATGCCTTTACCTTTCAAAGGTCCTGATGCAACTTTACTTCAGTTAATGGGTATTGTTGTAAATGCAGGTCAACGTTTCGCGGCTATCGCAGATATGCAAGTGGGTGATATGAATCAACAAGCTGCAGTGGGCACAACAGTAGCATTACTTGAAAGAGGTTCAAGAGTAATGTCAGCAATTCACAAAAGATTATACGTAGGACTTAAAGAAGAATTTAAATTATTAGCAAACGTTTTTAAAACTTATTTACCACCGGTTTATCCATACGATGTACCAGGTGCTTCAAGAGAAATTAAAGTTCAAGATTTTGATGACAGAGTAGATATTCTACCTGTAGCAGATCCAAACATATTTTCTCAAACACAAAGAATTAGTCTAGCTCAATCACAGCTACAACTAGCACAATCCAACCCTCAAATACATAACCTGTACCAAGCGTACAGGTCTATGTATGATGCGTTAGGTGTTAAAAATGTAAATGCTATTTTACCACCACCACAAAAACCAATACCTATGGATCCAGCATTAGAACATATTATGGCAATGAGTATAAAACCTATCCAAGCTTTTCCTGGTCAAGACCACAAAGCTCACATTGATGCTCACTTAAATTTTATGAGACTAAATATGGTGCAGAATAATCCACCAATTATGGCTTCATTACAAAAAAATATTTTAGAACACATATCTTTGATGGCACAAGAACAAGTTCAATTAGAATTTGTACAAGAATTACAAGAAGTTCAACAAATTACTCAACAGTTACAACAAATGGGTGCTATGAATCCTGCGATGGCAGCTGGAATGATGGCAAATCCACAAGTTATGCAACAACAAAGACGTGTTCAAGAAATTACAAACGCCATCGAATCAAGAAAAGCTATCTTAATTGCAGAAATGCAGGAAGATTATGCTAAAGAAGAAGAAAAAATTACTGGTGAGTTTGGTAATGATCCTCTAGTTAAGTTAAAATCAAGAGAATTAGACTTAAAAGCAGAAGAAAATGCTAGAAAAGAGGAAGAAGGTCAAGAAAGATTAAATCTTGATAAGATGAGAGCGATGATGAACCAAGAAAACCAAGAAGCAAAGCTAGAACAGAACGAACAATTAGCTGGATTACGAGCAGGAGTGTCGTTAGCCAAGCAACAAATGTCTGATTCTAGTAAAGTTCACGATTTTGGTAGAAACTTCGGTAAAAAATAGTTATAATCAAACAAATAAGGAGATAAAATATGTCTAAAGATTATTTAAGAGGTCAAGGTTATGTTAAAGCACCTAAAATTGAAAAAGAATTAGGTGTTGGTAAAGATGGATTACAACAAGGTGGTATACCTGTTGAAATGACTAACCCAGATGAATCTCAAACAGTTGATGTCAGAGGTACAAAAAGAATGAGACCTGACAAAAAACCAGTTAAAGCAACTTGGTATTAGTTTATGTGGCTACAAGCTATTAAGTTAGCCGCGCAAGCTGGTTCAAAGATTTACGCTAACAGACAAAAAGCTAAAATGGCAATGTCTGAAGCACAATTATTGCATGCTGAAAAACAAGCCCGTGGTGAGGAAGCTTACCAAGGTAAATTGTTAGAAGCTAGACAATCAGACTGGAAAGACGAGGCGGTGCTCATAATATTGAGTACGCCAGTTGCAGTTCTAGCCTGGGCGGTCGTATCAGACGACCCCACTGCGATGGACAAGGTAAAATTGTTCTTCGAAATGTTTTCGCAACTTCCTCAATGGTTCACAAA